CTTCAGCGCAACAACTCAACGGCCAATGCTGGAACTGACGGTATACAGGCATGGAGAACCACTGATAATTTTGCAACTGTTACAAGCCTAACCACTTTGATTCCAGGCGGAACTACTTACGGAATTCCTCACATTGTGAATTATGATGGAACAAAGCTGTTTGTTCTTTCTGGTGGGGCAGATGGATCGTCGTCTAACATGAGTGGCCGCTTTACGAGCGATTTCGGCGCTACAATGGGGACAACCACGGTCAGCGGTGACGCAATTGTCTTTCATGGGATGTCTGGGCGTGGCGCTAATTTCCAAGGGGTTGGAGCCTCGCACCTTGCATCATGCAGCGGCGCTAATGCTTCTTCGTTTATGTATTTGTCTAGCTCGTATGGTAACTATTTTGCTTATTACACCAGCAATGGTGGGCAAAGCTTTACGGCTAAAGACGTGTCGTCTCTTGTAAGCGGACTTGGCTCCAATGGAGATAAGGATGGATTCGTTGCCTTAAGTTACGCAAACGGCGTTTGGGTTGCGCTTTTCCAGAAGCAACTTTTTGGAATTTATTCGATGAAATCCTCCGACAACGGCACAACTTGGACTTCGCCTGTGTTGGTATTCAGTCCTGACGGAAACCCATCAGAGGGGGGGTATTACCTGTCGCAAATTCTTACCCACAGCAATCAATTCGTTGCGTTTAAAATGTCCAGTAACAGAATCAGGTTTGCGAAAAGCTCTGATGGTATCACATGGACTGCAATGAATGATCCAAATTTTTCTCTTGGATACAGCAATTGCTATGTGGAGTTCGACAATCACTTTATTGTTGGCGGCAAGGTCATTCGAAAATCTGATTTGACAATCGTTGGTCACCACGCCGCGCCCGGCTACACCAGTAGCGGCGCAAGGCTGGCCACGCTGGCTGTTCCAAACAACAAAATGGTTACAGCTTTTGCTTCATGGGGCGGTGCGGTTGTTGCCGATGCTCAAATTACTAATTCAGTCAAGACAATGCCCCTATTTCCGCAAAACAATTCATATTCAACAAGCGGCTCCGTTTATGGTGCCTTTGAATATGTGCGAGTGCTTTAAATGACCACTGACATTGAAAATGATCGCCTTGGTTTGCTGCGTCTAAGCGATTGGACGCAGCTACCAGATGTCCCTATTACTGAAGCCCAGCGCGCAGAAGCTGCGGCATACCGGCAGGCTTTACGCGATGCCGATAAGCAAGAGGGTTGGCCATTTACATGGACGCCGCCTGTGCTGCCTGAATTTATGGCAGGCTCAAGCAAGCCTGTTTAGCATGGCAGCCACGTTGTAAGAGACCGCCAATTGTTGTATTGTTGCGCCAGACTAGGAGCCAACGCATGTCAAGCCCGGCGCATACCATCATGGAAGGCATGAAACCGGCTGGTGACATTCTGTCAATCGGCGTTGTGCTGGCCACCTTGGCGTCATGGCTGCCTTCGGTTGCGGCGATCTTCACGATTATCTGGACGGCAATCCGCATTTACGAAACGCAAACGGTGCAGCGCCTGCTTGGCAAGGCTACATAATCCGCTGATCGTCGCAGGGCCGTCCTGTCGCAGCTAATGGGTGACACGTGCCGCGCAATCAACACGATATCGATCCGGCGCGTGATGCCGAGATTTATGCGGCTTATGTAGAGGCCGGCAACAGTGGGCGGGCATTGGCCAGAACGGGCCGCTATGGCGGCAAGATGGGCATCTTGTCAGCGGTGCGCCGTCATAAGGCAACGCAGGGCGAAGCCTATGGGGCTGGCGGAATCGGGCAAGGTGCGGAACGCGACGGACATGCGCCCTACATTATCAAAGGCGTTTCAACCTATTTTGATGCAGACGGCAATCAACGCGCCCAATGGGTGAAAACCCGGCTGGATGACGAACAGCGGCAAGAGGCGATCAGGGCAGCGGCTGAGGCGCTAGCCGAAAACATACCGCCAGCGGAACCCGTCACGCCACCGGCTGCAACCTTGGCCGATCTGCTGAACCTTTACGTTTTCACGGATTACCATGTCGGAATGCTGGCGTGGCACCGCGAGGGCGGCCAAGATTGGGACTTGGCCATTGCTGAAAAACTGATAACAAACGCCTATCGCCATATGATCGACAATGCGCCAGCGGCTAAAATGGGCATCGTCTGCCAGCTTGGCGATTGGTTCCATTACGATTCATTCAAGCCGCTAACGCCTGCCAGTGGGCATCTGCTGGATGCCGACAGCCGGTTTCCCAAGATGATTGAGGCTGGCGTTCGCATATTGCGGCGCATTGTCGGCATGGCACTGGAACGGCACGAACAAGTGATCGTGCTACACGCCGAAGGCAATCACGATGAGGCTAGTAGCGTTTGGCTTCGCGTGATGTTCAAGGCGCTGTTTGAAAACGAGCCTCGCGTTACGGTGGAGGATTCGCCGTTGCCGTTCTATGCCTATCAGCACGGCAACGTCATGCTGGCGTTTCACCACGGGCATAAGGTGAGGATGGACGGGCTGCCGGCGTTGTTTGCCAGCCAATTCCGCGAGATGTGGGGGCAAACAACAATGGCCTATGGCCACAGCGGCCATTATCACCATGAAGTGGTGAAAGAGTTTAGCGGCATCAAATGGATGCAGCACCCGACACTTGCAGCCCGCGATGCTTATGCGGCGCGTGGCGGTTATCATGCAGAGCGGGCGGCCTATGCAATCACCTATCACGCCAAATATGGGCAAGTTTCAACGCTAACCGTCAAACCGGAAATGTTTGAGTGAAAGCCCGTATCCCTTGGGAAATGCTTAAGGCTGACACGTTTGCAGATTATGCCGACGATGTGGCGATGTTGTGGGCGCGCGAGTTTGCGGATGTCGCCAAAAGCGAATTGTTCTGGTTGCGTGGCGTAATTGGCAGCGATGTGCTACAAGGCGCAACGCGCGCCGTAATGGCGCGGGCTTTGAAGCTGGCAGCTTTGGAGGTCGAGCAATGCGATGGCTAACAGAGGCGCGTCAATTAATTGGCACGAGGGAACTTCCCGGCGCTGGGAATAACCCCGTCATCATGTCCTGGGGCAACCGGCTTGGCGCACGAGTGCTGGGCATTGCATATGGGGCGGATTCGGTGCCGTGGTGCGGGCTTTACGCCGCCTGGTGCGTTCATCAGGCTGGCATTGCACCGCCCAAGATTGCCATCCGCGCGAAGGCTTGGGCGACTTGGGGCATTCCGCTGTCATTGTCTGCCACGCCACCAATGGGCGCAATCGCCGTGTTTGAGCGGCAGGGCGGCGGGCATGTCGGCTTTGTGAATAGCGTCAACGCCGATGGCAGCTTGAACATCTTGGGCGGCAATCAGGGTGATGCTGTCAATGTTCGCCGGTTTACGCGAGACAGGCTAATTGCGTTGCGCTGGCCAGCCGGGCAGCCAATTGGCCCGGCAGCGCGGATTGCAGCAACGGCAGCCGCTAACACAACAGGTGAGGCATGATCGAATATATCAAAGCTAGGTTGCGCGAAAAAACCACTTGGGCCGGCTTGCTGGCAATCGTGCTGGCTGTCTCGCTGCTTGTCATTCCGGTGATCATGCCCGCAGACGCTGCGGCGCTGGCCAGCCAGAATGTTCAATGGCTAATCACCGCGCTGTTCGTCGGCGGGCTGGGCGGCGTTGTCTGGCATCGAAAGATTTGACCATGTTCGTGCCAGCCTGGGCCTTGCGTGTCGCGCCGTATGTTGGCGGCTTGCTGCTGATCGTGGCGGCTTATGTGTGGGCCTATGGGCGCGGCGTTGATGCAGAGCGCGGCAAGTGGCAGGCGGTGCAAGCCAAGGCGGCAGAGGTGCAGCGCCAGCGAGAGGTGGCATTGCAGGCGCAAGTTGACGCTGCCGGCGTGGCGCTGTCAGAAGCGCAGTCGCGTATTTCTAACGGAGCGGGCAAAGCGCAAACCATAACGAGGACATATTATGTTGCGAACCCTAGCAGCAATGTTGCTTGTCTTGATGATGGCCGGGTGCAGCACATCACGCAAAGTGACGCCGCCGCCATTGGCAATCCCGCAGCCGCCAAGTGACGCTTTGCAGCCTTGTGCCATCCCGGCACTGCTTGGCGGATCGGCGGAAGCGGTGGAGTTGGCGTTGATCGAACGCGGTGCAGAGATCGCCCGCTGTGAGGCAAAGCGGCGGGCGCTGGTGCAAGGCTGGCCGAAGTGAGGTAATGACATGGCGAAAGACCCAAGACTAAAGGCGGTGGGCGTGGAAGGCTATAACAAGCCGAAACGCACACCGACCCATCCGACGAAAAGCCATGTCGTTGTCGCCAAGGAAGGCGACGAAATAAAGACGATCCGATTCGGCCAGCAGGGCGTGAAGGGATCGCCGCCGCGCGAAGGTGAAAGCAAAGCCGACAAGGCAAGGCGCGCTGCCTTCAAAGCCCGCCACGCTGAGAACATTGCCAAGGGCAAGATGTCGGCTGCCTATTGGTCAAACAAGGTGAAATGGTGATGCCACTCAAGATGGGATATAGCGCCAAGAGCGTGAGCGCCAACATCAAGGCGGAAATGAAAGCCGGCAAGCAGCAGAATCAGGCTGTTGCCATTGCCCTGTCGGTTGCGCGCAAGGCCAAGAGCAAAGCCAAGAAAAAAAGCTAACTGGCGTCCATTGGTGTTGGCGTCATCAGGTTAGCATCAGCGCGCTTTCGGCCATTGGCGCGGGCAGCCTCATAGATAGCGCGGCGATGCCGGCGCAGCGCATCTGTGAAGCGGTAGACACTGCCCCAGCCAAAATGATGCGCCAATTCGGTTAGCGTCTTATCACCGATGTCACGATCAGCGGCGGGCAGAGTGGGCATAGTGCCGGGCTGGCGCGGCGGATTGGTCGTGCGCTTCGGGCTTTCCTCATTGGCCATTCGCACTTCCACCGATCTAACTTGTGACAGATGCGCCCTAATGCGTTCGTTAGCATAAATGCGAACCATGCGCCCATCAGGATATAGATTCCAAAACCGCCGATCATGAATGATGACTTTGGGCTTCATGTCACAGACTCGCGGGCTGGCGGTTGGCGGCATGTTTGACCAATGCGTTCAGCACAATTTGATTGGCTGGGCGGCGACGGCGCTGGAAATGCCATGTGTAAATCGGCTGTCCCTCGCTGGTTAGTGCGCGATGCCACATGGCGAAAATATAGCCCTCATCGTCTAGCAGCCTCACAAAGCGGCCAAGATCACCGGGAATGGAGTGGGTAGCATCACTGACAATCTTGGCGACGATGTTGCCTTCCGGCGCGTTCATCACCCAGTTTGCAACTTCCTTGGCGCTATACATTTCCATTCCCCCTTAGATCATTGCCAGCAAGGCAAGGCAGATAAACAGGCAGGCCATTGGTAGAGCTTCGCGTAGCATGTGTTGTCTCCCGTTGTTGGTTGGTTGGTTGTGGTTAATGGCGGCAACTCATCAATCATTGATCCAAGAGCGCGCCGAGATGTCAGCCCAATCTTTGGTGCCGCCGCTATGCATTCTAACGGCGTTAAACTGTCCAGCCCAGCCATACGCAACCGCATATTTGCCGCGCGCAACGTGAGTGATCTTGGCCCACTTACCGTTGCTGCGGATGTATTTTTCGCTGCCGATCATTGTGGTCGTCTCCTGTAGGGCGCTGCCCCGTTGTTTATGCCATGATACTGCCAGAGGCCCAGCCTATGCGTCAAGCATTCATTTATGCTTGCAGCATTTTATTTTGGGGCTTATGGGCAGCGGCATGAGCAAAATCATGACCCATGCAATGCGCGCCGCTGGCTTGAATGATGTCACGCTGGCCGCGCTAATCGGCTGTTCGCAGTCGCATATCAACCGGATTCGGAACGGCAAAATGGTGCCGCGACGGGTGATGGCCAACGCTATCGAACGCGCTTTGAGCGTTCAGGGCTTGGCCGATGAACTAACCAAAAAAGAGAGGGACAACGCATGACGCTAAAGAACTGGACGCCAGAGGAAGATGCAATTCTGACCCGCATGATGCAAGCCGGTGACACCTACGCACAGGTCACAGCCGCTTTGCCGGGCCGGAATATTTCAGCGATCAAATGCCGCGCCTATCGGCTGAATTGCAGCAATACCCGCGTTGATGGGCGCTGGTATGGCAAAGCCGACGCCACGCTGCGGCAGATGTGGTCTGATGGCGCAACCATTATGGAGATTGCTGATCGGCTGGGCGTAGCTCACACATCGGTTCGCCGCCGCATTGAGCGCATCAATCTGCCTCCGCGCAAGTCAGCGGTTCGCGCAATCGGCACCGGCTGGGCTGCCAACGATCTTGCCATTGAACGCAGCATCCGCCAAGCCACGGCTTCGTTTGAGCGCCATTATCGTGACGTAGCAGCCAAGCGGCGATGGCATGTCTGGCAATATGCAGCCTAACATTTCGGCGGCGGGCCTAAAAACCCGCCGCTTTTATGTGCGCTTCAATCTGGCGCTTGGCATCGTCTGCACCATAGCAAACCAACACCGTCTGGCCGATTGATGCTAGGTATAGATGCCAGCTTTTTTGATCTGGCGACAAGCGCCCGCCCTGTGATCGCTTCATTTCCACCCACAAGCCCCAAGCCGGCACAAATAGATCGGGAACGCCACGGCTAACGCCTTCGGCTTTCAGCTTGGCCGCAGTGGCGCGGGATCGCCAGCCGCCATTCGGGATCGCAAATATGCGAACATCGGAAAACTTGCGGCGAAACCAAAACACAATTTCCCGCTGTTCTTCATGCTCTGTTGGTAGTCGTTCCGCGCGCTCCTTCAAAACGGCACTTCCCTTGCCTGCACATCGTATGGATCGTGTTCCTTCCAATCCGTGCAGGCGTTTGGCGTTCCCTGAAACTGATGCGGCGGCGTTGCGGCGTGTTTGTGGCAATGGTTGGTTTCCCTGTGGAAATAGTTGCAATCCCAGCACAGTCTAGGCCGCGCAGCTTCCCAGTCAATTAGTGCGGCTGGCTTTGTTGCCATGCTCATCCCCATATCCTCCCAATGATGCGATAATATTTGCCGTCGCGTTTGTATGTGATTCCGGTTGGCGGCTTGCCACCGCTTAGGATCGCCGCCACACCGTCTAGCGTCATGGATGGCTTAAGCGCAACGCGGGCATTGCTGGCGATGATGCCAAGAGTGGCCACCGCCTTTTCGCCGGCATAGCCTTCGTGCGTCACGGTCAAATATTCTTTGACGCCAGGATCGGACAACGCACCGTAATAGGTGACTTCAAGCATGTCTTTGCCGCTGGTCTTGCTGGTATGCTTGCGCCAGCGCCAGGACGTGACAGGCATTTCAGACGGCGCAAATCCCATAATATCGTCGTTGTGCAGCCGATAGGTTTTCGGCTCTGGCGCGGGAAACTCTGAGCCGCAAGCCGGGCAGATTTTCACGCTGGGATGGCATAGCTCATCGCAAAACTCGCATACCTTTACCGGCGCTTCACCGTCGCCTTTGCCGGCTTTGGTTGGCGGCTGCACAGCGGTGATCGGGCCATGCGTGGCCACAACGCCGGCAAAGTCTAGAACGAGGCAATCAGCCTTGCCAGGCGCAACGCGAAGCCCGCGCCCGGCCATCTGCACATAGAGTGCCGGTGACATGGTGGGCCGCAGCATGGCAATCAGATCAATGGCCGGGAAGTCGAATCCGGTGGTCAAGACTTGGGCATTGGTCAAAGCTTGAATGCGCCCAGCCTTGAAGTCGCCAATCATGCGCTCCCGTTCCGCCTTTGGCGTTGCGCCAGTCACGCAATTGGCGGTTATGCCGCGATCATTAAGCAGATCGGCGATGTGCTGGGCATGTTCAATTCCTGTACAAAACAGCAGCCAATGTTTACGATCTGAACCAAGCGCCATGATTTCAGTCACGACGGCGCTGTTGTTGTCTTCGGTATCAACCGCCGCCTGCAATTCACTTTCGATAAATTCGCCGCCGCGCTTGTGGACGCCATCTAGGTCAAAGCGGGCCTTCGTCACCTTGCTTCGCAGCGTGGTTAGGAAGCCTTTGTAAACCAGTTCTTCAATCGTCACCGGATCAATCAGGCCATCAAATAGCGCCGGCTTGTCAGTGATCAAGCCGTGGCCTAGGCGGTAAGGCGTGGCTGTCAGCCCGATAACACGCAAGGCCGGATTGATGGCCAGCAAGGCGGTTAGCAAGCCGCGATAACCGCCCTCATCCTTGTGGCTGACAAGGTGGCATTCGTCGATAATGACAAGATCGACATGCCCTAATTGTACGGCTTTTGTCCGTACAGACTGGATGCCTGCAAAAGTTATCGGCTCCCCAAGCTGGCGTTTGCCAATGCTGGCGCTGTAGATGCCCAGCGGTGCGCCAGGCCAATGTTCGCGCATCTTGGCCGCGTTCTGTTCAATAAGTTCCTTCTGATGCGTCAACATCAGCACCCGCGTTTCCGGCCAGTTTTGCAATCCCTCTTTGCAAAGTGTAGCTACAATGTGGCTCTTGCCCGCGCCGGTTGGCATGACAAGGCAGGGATGCCCATCGTTTGAGCGCATCCAATCGTAAAGATCGTCAAGGGATCGCCTTTGATATTCACGAAGCATTGAACGCACCCGCCAACGCCTGGACAGTCTCATCAAGCAACTGGCGCGATGTCAGCCCGCCAGAACCATTCCGCAGGCGGCTTTTCCCAATCAGCCAAGTCACTGATAAGCCATCGTCTGAACCTTCCATTTGCCACGGCACAAGGTCAGGATGCAAAACGTGGTCATTACATCCGTCATACTGAGCTTCTGGCGGGATCGCCATGTCCCACCGGGCGCAGTGCCAAGTGCTATCCTCTTTCGGCGTGGCATGGGCGCATGTGCGGCAATTCACTTCTTTGGTCGGCTGTGACTTGTGGCACATCGCCTTTGCGGGACACCATCCACATTGATACCATGTCGGATCGGCGCTGATAGGGGGGGGTATCCTGTCGGCCAATGCGATGGCCCGGCCTTTGGCAATGGCAGCATCGGCCACGCCTTTGTCGAACCGCACCCGTTCGCAGTGCAGCCGATCATCGTCTTTGCACACCGCCACATAAAGCGCCCGCGTCAAATCCAGCCCGGCCATGTAAACTTGCATCTGAACGAAGTGCTGCCACTTGGACAGGCGCACACCTTTAGACGCCAGATCGTCAAATGACTTTTTGCCGTGCGTTTTAAACTCTAGCAAATGCTCTGTCTTTGGCGCTTCTGGGATGCCAAGCCCAATCCCGTCAATGCTGCCGCTGACATGCGCGCCAAAATCAACGCGCCTTTGCTGGCCGCGAACGGTGACGCCAATGGCTTCCAGATCGGCGATGATGGTGGATTCTTCATTGTGGCCACGGCGGAACAAGCGCAGGATGCGGCCTTCAAACTGTTCGACAACAGCCCAGCGAAACGATAGCCAAAGCCACCGATCACAATGGTGGCCTAGCAGGCTTGCGCCAAGGTGCGGGCGTGGCCGTTCACGCTTGCTGGCGTGGTGAGCATCTATCAGGCTTGCAACGGCACTTTGATCGGCTATAATGACTTCCGGCAGCTTTGCCATGTTGTGTCTCCTCCCGTAACAACTTGGGGCTGGTGATGAGCCAGCCCCATTTTTTGTTGTTACTTTGCCCAGGGCGGTTTTGCGCTAGA